TCCAAATATCATTCTTTCGACATATCAAATCATTAATTCTTTTACTTGAGGTGCAGAACCTTAATAGATCTGGTAGGTTTAATTCAAGAGCCAATGAAAATAAAGCGTCTTTAGGTAATTTATCCATTTCTAATTAAAATAAATAATTTTTACATTTATTTTATCATTTCTTAATAATAGGTAAGTGAGAGAGTTTAATGAAAATCACAGGGTTTTAAAATCTAGTATGGTAATATCTATACCCAAAAAATCCTATCAATAATAATAGAAAAACTATAATAAGAACAATAGCTAACGCCAACATAGCATTTTCTTTCTTTTGTCTTTTGGTATAAGTGTGTCTGTGTTTAATTTCTGATACCTTTTTAGGTGTTCCATATAAGTCATAACTATTTGTACCTCTAGAATCATAACCCACAAGATGAATATTTTTACATCCCATAGCTCTTAAATGATCCTTTTCTGACTTGGCAAAACCTCTGAAATCATTTAAACTATTTGATTCTACAAATACGTAAGCCGGATCAAGATCTTCTTCGGTTTCCGCTGGTTTTACAACACTAAAAACATATCCATTCTTTCCCTTTTCAGCTAAAATAACAGCCTTGTTACAAAAACTCCATCCCTCTTCACCTTTAGGTAAAGGCATACTTCCAGCACATGTAGCTGAACAACCTGGACTTACTCCTGATTCAAATTCTCTAGATTCAGAATCTTTAACAGATACAAGGCAACCTGCAAAATATGCCCCTACAGTTCCTGGGTTTACCGATTTTACATTAGTATAATGTTTTCTTACTCTCTCGTATAAATGGTTATAATATTTAGTTCCATAAAGTAAATGAACATAAGAAACCATCAGATTAAAATCTTCTTTATCCTGTCCAGTTAAAGATTTAATTTTTAAATCCATTCTGTCTTTAAATCTCTTACATAAATCATCGAATTTACCCACATCTACTTTTAATATATTTTTGTGTCCTTTGGTTACAATTTCTTCCTCTTCTTCATGATCTTCACTAAATGTATTAGAATATTTAGATGGATTAAAAGTTTGACTCAACGACATTTTAATTAGATTAAAATATTTATTTTAATTTAATTTGTTTAGAATTAATCTAGAAAGCATCACCTCATTTAAATGGGGATAGTATTTTATCATACTAAATAAGGGACTATCTATATCTTTATAGGTACAATTAGGTTTCCCCTTATAAGGATATAAATAGGATAAATCGATCACTTTAGAATTTATAATATGATTTTGTAATGTTTCGTTATACCATTCATCACTATTTGAATTCTCCTTTATATAATTAATGTTAACCGGATCTTTTCCTATTTTAATATAAACCTGAATAGTATCAGGATCAATATTTTTATCTTCATCTAATATATCTACTTTCCATAATTCCTCATCTATTATATACCAACCGGAGAAATTAATATAATGGCTAAAATAATGATTGGGTAAGTTCCCTATAAGTAAAATAGATTTATCTAAAATTAAATCGTCGTTATGTTTATAAAATATTAAAATAGATGTCCACAAATTTTCCAAGGGATCATATCTGTTCCCTCCTACTAACCATCTTTTTACATATTTTAAAGTAGGGAGCATCTTTTTAATAGAATTATTATTTATTTGATATGTTATTCAAATAAATATATCAGTTATAATGGGCATTTAGGTAATAAAACTCTATCTATAAGGTGTACAACACCATTTGTTGCTAGGATATCGGCAGTAACAACTTTAGATTTCTTATGTAACTGGTCAATAATTTCAATATCTTCACATTTCCTTTTAATATCCAACGTTTTCCCTTGAAGAGTTTCAATACCCCAAGTCAATCCTTTCTTAAGAGCCGCAGAGAATACAGATTGTCCCAACACGTGGTACAAAAGAACCTGATCAAGTAAAGCTTGATTTTGAAGTAATTCAGCTAAACTACTACCACATTTCTGAAGACTTTTATCTAATTTTTCAAAGGCTTCATTAGTAGGAGCAAATACAGTTAAGGGGTCAGCATTAGCCAGTGCGTCAGCAATAGCTGGACTGGCAGCCTGAACAGCCACAACTAAGGTTGAAAGTTCAGGTGTTTCTAAAGCTAATTCTAGAATATTTTTAGAAGGAGGACAGAGTACCTTTTTAATTTTATGTACTACTCCATTTTTGGCTTTCAAATCAGCTTCTTTGACTTTGGCTCCATTAACAGTGATTACATTTTTGAAAATAGGTCTTTGGTATACATTAACTCTAACTTTTGTTTCTGGAAGAAGTGTATCGTATAATTTATCATTCTCCAGTTTACAGCTAGGAAGATATTGTGGGACAGCATGATATGATAAGATTTCTGCTAAAGATAATTCTCCACAACCTTCAAATTTTTCAAATGCTTTATTTGTAGGAGCAAACAAAGTAACTGGGTCTGCTGTTTCAAGGGCCGTTTTGATAGCCGGTTCAGAATCAATCGCACTCTTGAGTGTGCTCAGATTCTTTTCACATTTAACACGTTCATATACGTTCTTTTTGCATTTGCAATAGTATTTCTTATAGTAGCAATTGCACATCTTTTCATATATAAGATTTTTTTTATTTCTTATTTTTATATACTTTTATCTTTTAAATAAAAATGTATTTAAAAGATAATTTAATAATGATAATGAGTCATACAAGAATACGGATAATCATCTATATACTCGTTAATAGGATAAATAGTATTTTTAGAAATTATACGAGATCTTTTAATTTCAGAATCAGTTGGTTCATGTAAAAGAGAACTTATTTTCCATCTATTAATGGTTTCTCTATCAAATCCTAAATTATAACAGTGATTCATGTATAAACAGGATCTTGATAAAAGACCATTAAAATAAGGTTTATTAAATTCGATAATAGGGATGAGACAATCTTTCTTTCTATTTATTTTTCTACAACAATTGTAAATATTATGGGGATCATTGAAAGCTTTCTTTAACAATTTTCCTTCTAATCTTTCTCTTAATACCTTTTTAGGCATGACATGTTCTAATTCCATCGGGCTACATAATTGGTTACAGTTACAATAACTCTTAGGTCCGGGTAAACTCTTAATCAACTGTTTCATATTTTTCTTCATGATTTAATAAACATGAGTTATTATTTAATCGATCATTTATCAGATAATCTTTGTCTAGTATTTTCCAAACCTTTTTTATCTATCTTTCTCTTTTTAATTTGTTTACCACAACCTCTTTTAAGATGTTCTGTTAAAGATAACATAATTTTAAATAGTGTTTTACAGTGAACACAAATACCCCCTTTATTATAATAAATAAGTTCCATACGAGGATTACATAAATCTATAATATTTTCATTTGTTCTTTTTTGGAGTCCTTTAGATAAAAACGATTTAATTTCAGCTTTCATATACTCATCTTCCTTTACCATTTGAAAAAAAACAAATCTTATTAAACAGATCATTTATAACTAAAATTAAAATAAATATATTTTATACATAAATAAATATATTTTAGTATGGATATTACCGAATTTGATAATGATGTGTCTATTCTTTATAAAGAAGCTCAGAAATTACAAGTTCCTACCAAATTAGTTCAAATTAAAACAGAAATCAGGGATGGGGCTGAAATCAAAACATATTCTAATATGATACAGGATATTCAGACTCAAATAGCTGCAGGTATTTCTCTAATGGGTATGGCTACCCAATTTGCTATAGACCCTAAAGATTTAGCTATGATCTATGCTATTTTTCAATCTCGTGCAATGGAATTAAAAGATATATTATTTACTATTAACCAATTTTATGAACAGATAGATATTAATAAAATTAGAGATATCGCTGAGTTAAGATTGTTAACAGCTGAATTTAGAAAAAATCTATCTGAAGAATTAGAGGATGAGAAGGAGGAATTAGAAGATATTTTAACAATTCAAGGAGAGTTGGAATCATACCCACCTTTAAAATCATCTCCTATTACATTAGAAACTATTGTACTAAAAGCTGATATGTTGTTTAAAAATAAAGAACCTATTCCAGAAGATGGTTATGAGATTTTTGATTTATCTCGACCCAATTCTGATATGCCTTATTTAAGATGGAATAGTACTCTAACAGGCGATGAACCTATTTTTAAATTATTTACTGGAAAAACTCTTGAAGAGAGACCTGATTATTCTGTAGTGATCCCTGATTCATCTGGTAAAGAAAAATCAAATAGCTTTAGATTTACAGTATGGAGTTTAACAGGATCGAAAAGATATGCTACTAAAGAATCCTTTCTTCCTGGTGATTATGATTTAGATAATAATTTAATGACTATTAAGATACCTATAGAGAAAGGTAATGAAAAAGAATTAATAACCAAACGTATTGAAGATGGTTTACCTCTAAAATTCAATAAAATTAACGAGACGGCCATATCAGGAGAATTTTTTGTTTTCGATATTGATCTGGACGATCTTATATTTTCACATATGGTCTTAAATACAGATCTATTAAACATTTATTTATTTCAGAAGGAGATGACCAATTCATTTGCTGTAAAAAAACAATTAAAATTATTCTTTAGATCGGCCACAACATTACTTGATGATGAGATTTCTAGTTCAGTTAGTTTCAGTTTAAATCAGAATTATGCCAAAGGAGGGGAAATTGTTCAAATCTCTGATGGTACTAATATGAGACTCCCTTCAGGATATCCTTATTTAAGGGTAAATATTACATCAGCCGAAAATTTACAGGTTGCAGAGAGATTTGTTAAGATATTCACTCGCTTATTAGAATATTATAAACAGAAAAAAGAATCTATCATTAGAATATATGAGTCTTTCATACCTGAACTCTCAAAGACTAAAGACACTAATGGTATATTAACAAGTACAACTAAAAAGGCGGGTAAAATGTTAGCGGATACTAAAATTAATAGATTAAAAAATGCAGCTCCTGAATTGATCATATCTGGATATGCTAGAAAATGTTTATGTCATAAACAACCTATATCTATACCAGACAATGAAATTAAAGCTTGGCAGAATAAAACTTTTGTAAAGGATGGAAAAACGAGAAAAAGACAGGTAATGAAATTCCCTCCCAACAAACCTATATGGAATTTCGTATGTCCTGAAGATTCATATCCTTATCCGGGAGTCAAATATAATGATCTTGAAAACAAAGATGAATTTCCTGGATTACCTTGTTGTTTTGTTAATGAACAGATGAAGAAAGGAATTAATAGTAATTATAATCAGATTTATGTCAAAGGATTAAGGAAAAAAGAAAAGGAACCTGGAACAGAACATATAGTTAAAACAGATAAGATATTAGGATCAGAACGATATGGTCTGTTACCTTCCTCTATATCAGAACTGCTATCCAATTATTCTCCCGAGTCAGGTACATTTTTGAGACGTGGAGTTCCTAGATCAGTCAATTCATTATTACATTGTATTAGTATCGCTGTTAAAGATCCCAAATATTTAGGAAAAAAGACTGATAAGGGGAAAGAAACATATGTGGGAAAACTTAGAAAAGTAATTGCTCAGAGTGTAAAGGCTAGTTTATTAAAACAAGAGATGTATGATTTCTCGGATGATGAGATATTGTCTCAACTGGGTGATAATAATCTATTCTTAGATCCTAATTTATTTTATAGAGCCATTGAAGATGCATATAAGAATATTAATATATATGTATTTGCTCCCTCTTACAATGAAATTAAAAGATTAAAGACCAAATCTGAATCTGTAGGTGTAATGCAATTACCCAGATTTAAATTAATTTATGCTAGAGCACCTCGTCCTGAAAATATGAGTATTATAATTTATAGAACTTTAGGATCTGAATCTGACAATTTAGAATATCCTCAATGTGAATTAATTATAGATCAGAGAGAGGATGAAGATATAGGTCTTTTTGAATCTGATATGGGTGATTTCTTATTCAATACTTATTTACAAATTAGTAAAACTATAAGTTGGGAATTAGTTAATGATATGGGAAAAATAGAAACTATAGCTAGAGAAAATATATATTCTAAACTTAATTATTATGAACTGTTTAGAAGAGAGCCTACTAAACAATATATTGATGGGTTTGGTAAGTTAAGAGGTTTAGTTGTAGAACATAATGAGGAACAATTATTAATGGTCATCCCTTCATCTCAACCTGAGAATTTAGATGTTGTAAAGGAGATTCCTAGAGCTAGTTTAACCAATGTATTATCTTTTATTAGAGACCCCGTAGCTGTAAGTAAAAAGGAAGATCAGATTGATGGATTATGGTTTAGAGTATTAGATATCGTCTATGGAATATATATCCCTATCGTACCTACAGAGGATACATTAGGTTTACCTCAAGGACCTACTAATCCATTAGGTGAAGAGGAGCTTAATATTGTACCTAGAATTAGAAAATTACAAAGAGATTTAGATTTTATTCAACAGATATTAATATGGATTTATTTAATAGCTTTATCTACTGAAAAAATAAATATTAGAAAATTTTATCAGAAATATATTAGTGTAGGAACAGGATCAGAAAAGAGCGAGACTGTGTATGATTTTAAAGATGTTGGAAGAACATTTCCTGAAGCTAAAACTGTAAAAGATACTATTGATGAAATGAGGAATAGGATTCCCACATTATTCAGAGGGGATAAGATTTATCTGTATAGTCAGAAATTTGCAAATGGAACTAAATATTTATTAAGTCAATATGTAAAAGAATATGTGAATAGATTCACACAAATACCTAAGGTGATTACTCGTAAATTTATATCGGAAACAGATTTTATTCAATATCCGGCTATTGTATTATTTTTATCAGAAAAAGATCTTAGAAATTGGTTAAATACTTTAGATAAATTAAGTTTTAAGAATCTTCAAATATTTAGAGATATTAATGTTAAAAATACTTTTAAAACAGAACCTTATTTATATCAGAGTCCTGATGGGCATATTTATATGGTTCAGAATGTAATGCAGGGTACTTTAGAAAGAGCACTTAATGTAGGATGGTATTGGGATCAATATAAGGTTAATCCTGGATATAGAATTGACGAATTTATAGGAGATGTATCAGAATTAAAATATGTAGTTTGGGATATTTCTTCAAATATAATTGTCTTGGGAGAAAATTTTGCAGGAGATACTACAGAATTTCTATCAGTATTAAGATATTCTGTTGATAATTATGCTGCCATGTTAAGATTATTATGATTTTTATTTGTTAACACAACAAATAAAAATGATTTACGATTCTAATTAGAACAAAATGAAAATGGAAACAAGATCAAGAAGTGCAGCCAAGAAGAGAACAAGGGATATTCTCGATGAAGAGGGTGAGAATCAATTTGAACTCATTGCTAATCCTGATTTTAATGTTAACTCCTTATTAGAAGGCCTTACATTTAGTAAAGATGGTAAATATGTGGTATTAGATTCTAAACTAATCAAGCGTTTATGTCCTGATACTGAAACAGAGCCTGAAGAACCAGCCAGACCTAACCCCTTTGCTCATGTTCCTGAATTTCTAGATGTTATGAAATCTGAAAAGAGTTTAACTTCAGAGTTTCTTAATGAGTGTTCCGAGTCGTTTCATGGGAATAAAAATTCTAAGAATATGGCAGAGATGATCGGTAATTTACCCATTGATTGGTTGGCTCTTAGACGATCTCAATTAAAGGAAGACGATTGGGAATATAATGTAAAGGCATCAGTGACTCCCAGAGTTACAAATCAATTACATTCGGGTAGATGTTGGATCTTCTCTTTCCTAAATGCTATCAGATATGGTACTATTAAAAAATTGGATTTGGAAACTAAATTTGAATTCTCTGCCGCCTATCTATTCTTCTACGATAAATGGGAAAGAGCTAATTTCCTTTTAGAATCCATGTGGAGTCTAAGAGATAGAGAATTAGATGATCGATATGTGAGAATCTTTACAGCTCCAGAAACTTATATGTCAGATGGTGGTTTATGGAATTATGCTTATAATCTGGCTAATAAATACGGTTTGGTACCTAAATCTGTTTATGGTGATAGTTATAATTGTATGGTTAGTGATTATATGAATAATATTTTACAATTAGTATTAAATAGATGGGCCCTAGAAATCTTTAACAATAAAGACACATGGTCAAGAGAAACCTTTGAAGTTAAAAAGAAAAAATGGAACAGTATTATTTATGATCTTCTGGTTAAATTTATGGGAGAACCTCCTAAATCTGATCAGAAGTTTAATTGGGTCTTCCAAGATGCTAGAGGAGAAAGAAAGGTACTTAAAGAGACTCCAAAAACTTTTTATTCGAGAGTAGTACCTCATAATAATGAAACTAAGGTAGTTGTTATCCATGACCCTAGACACGAATATTATAAAACACATCTATTGGAATATGGTAATAATATGGTGGGTGGTATACCAGCTAATTTCCTCAATTTACCTATGAAAGATTTTAAACGAGTAGTTGCAGAAAGTTTAAATAATGATGAATGTGTCTGGATGGGAACTGATGTTGGTAAATGCATGGACCCTGAAGATAATACCTTAGATACGAAACGATTCGATTATGAAGCTGTATTGGGTACCCAAATCTTTTTTGATAAGAAGGATATGTTAGAGATGATGGTCAGTGGTGGAACTCATGCTATGGTATTCTGTGGTGTAGATATTGATGATACAGATCCTGAAAATCCAATTTATAAGAAATGGAGGATTGAAAATAGTTGGGGTATGGATGTGGAGATGGAATGGGCTAAAGATCATGGTTATTGGAGAATGACCGATGATCATTTTGAAAAGTTTACTTATATGGCTGTGGTTGATTTAAAATATTTTGATGAGGACATCGCTCAAAAGATGTTAGAAAATAAAAATGATGTGGTTGTATATAAACCATGGGACAGCTTCGGTGGAGTAGCATTTAATGGAGCTTGTTCTCATTGTAAAAAACCTAAAACTTTTAAAAAACATAATTAAATTATATTTATTCGTAAATAAATATAATTAATAAGGATATTCTCCTTTCTCTAGTAAGTCTGCCAATTCATCTATATAATTTTCCACGGCAATTCTTCCCTGTTTAAATAACCATTCTTTCTGTTCCTCAGTCATATTAAAGTCTGTTGATTTTAATTCACCTACATGTATTTTTACAGATAATTTCCAATCATCTTTATGTACGTGAATTTTTAATGCTTGTTGTCTAATTAATTCTATCAGATAAGTAAAAATACCAAAAATATTTTTAGGTAATTCTGATTCGAGTCTAATATCTCCTGTAATAGGATCTTCATCGTCAGAAATAAATTTAAAACCTAATATCTTGTTAGGTTCTACCCCTTCACTTCTAGGAAAGTTCATAGGATAATTATTCAAAGTACCCCCATCCATAATAACATCCTGTATTTTTCTCTTATCCTTCTCAAGATATGCTTCATAAAATAAAGGTATAGTAGAAGATTTAACCATAGCCTCTCTAACAGAACTGTTAGGTTCGGTTAAATAATTAGCATACATAGTTCCCTTTTTAAGAGATAAATAGGTAATAGTTAATTTAATACCTGTCTTGTTAAACAATTCTAAAAATGTAATATTCTCATTCTGAACTAAATCTTCTAAAATCTTGCCTGTAAATTTTCTTATAGGTTCAACACTATTTAATCCGTAAAATCTGATTAACTGATATATATCTCTAATTATACATTTTTTATCTTGAAATTTTGTAAAATCTAAATTATATAAAGTCTCTTTCATATACTCTATGGAAGCTCTACATGCTATGGTTGTAGAAATGATAGAACCTATGGAAGAACCTGTAACATCATTAATTTGGTCATACCCACCCAGCTCTTTTAAATATTCTATACCGCTAATTACACTGGCACCCAGGACCCCGCCGCCATTCACCACGAAAGAAGTTTTATTCTTTATTATTTCCAAAGCTTTTGCTCGATAATCTGTCTCCATTTAATGAAGTTATTAATTCTTTTTGTCTATTATAAACAATAATATCATCTATAAAATTGAATCAATAGATGATACCATTCTATAAAATTAAAACGATGGAAGATTTTAAATATGAAAAGAATAAACGAAAGAAATTATTTAGGTTTAACAGTTATCAGGTGGGAGATTGGGTAAAGTTCAAAAACATTAGACCCCATATCAAAGAGAAAATGAAACAAGGGATTTATGTGGAGAAAAAATATGAGGCTTATTATGGAAGAGTTACGGATACTTCCAGAGAAGGATTTTTAGGAGTCTGTTTAAATAAAGAAGATAAAAGGATGGATTTCCCTAAAGGTTTAACCATTTGGATAGATAAAAGATCTATTCTTCAGATTTATCCTGAAAAATTAGTTAAACATATTACCCCCAGATTAGCTCTTAAACATATTTGGAAAGATTTAATTTTTAGAGAGGTTAAAACGACTAAATCCTCTAATATTAGATGTGTTTATTATAATTATATCAATAAATCAGGGTTTCCAAGAACTAAAAAATTCTCAAGTTATGAAGATGCTGTACGAAATGTCGAACCTGATTATCATAGGAATATCAGAGTTCATTATGATGAATATTTTGGGTTTACCGGAGATAGAGTAGTCAGAAATAATGATCCATATTATGATAAAGAAATCTTCTTTAGTAAAAAATGTTATTCAGAATTAGATTGGTCAGATAAACATCCTACTGGAGATTTCTTATTAAATGAGAGAGCCTTTAATCATGTTCCACCGAAACCTGGGTCTTTAATATGTGGTTTAGTTGAAAATGGTGAAAAAGGTTTATTTTTTAGAAAGTGGTTTGTATGTAGTAGAGAATTTTTATTATTATGGACTATGATATGTGACCCTAAAGATCACAGTCTAATTGAAAATAATACACCTAAATTAAGTTTTGAAAATCTTCAAAGTGGAGAAGATATCAGTAAAAAGGTTGTTGTTAGAATTAAACCTTTTTATAAATTATTAAGAGAATTATCTACATCCGGGTATAAAATCGATCTTAGAAAGGATCTTAAAGAAAGACAGAGAAAGTATATGGTTTATAATTTAGAAAGAGGTGCGTTGTATTATAGTAATAGGTATAGAAAAGTTGCAGAAATTGTATTTACTAAAGGCCAACTTTTAAATCAATCTTTAACTGATTCTAAATCGTATTCAGATGATTATAAAGATGATTATACCCCTTTTCAGAAAAGATTAATTAGAAATATTTTATGGCAAAAATGATATAAATACAATATTATTATATATAATAAGCAGTTGGTAGGTCGAATCCTGTTCATGCTTTTTAACAAAAAGGTACTATATTTTAACAAAATATAGTACCTGTAACTCAGAGGCAGAGTGGCGTACTTATATTTGGGATTTTAGTATAAATCTTGACACAAAGTCATGCGCAGGTCGTGGGATCGTTCCCCACCAGGTACTACAAAATATACTTAGGTTTAGAAAACCTAATTGTAATAAAAATAAGATATAACATCTTATTTTTTTTAGTTTTCTTGGATTATCCATTATAACACTAAGGTTAAATCAGGTAAAGAATGAATCTCTTTCGGTATCTCTTTTATCTGGTTATGTCTTAACCATAAATATTGTAAATTGTGAAGTTGTCCAATCTCTTTCGGTATCTCTTTTATCTTGTTATTTTGTAACCCTAATTCTTTTAAATTGTGAAGTTGACCAATCTCTTTGGGTATCTCTTTTATCTGGTTATTATCTAAGTATAATATTTCTAAATTGTGAAGTTGTGTTAGTTCTTTGGGTATCTCTTTTATCTGGTTACGTTCTAAGGATAAATTTTGTAAATTGTGAAGTTGCCCAATCTCTTTGGGTATCTCTTTTATCTGGTTCTCATTTAAGTATAATTCTTGTAAATTGTGAAGTTGTGTTAGTTCTTTGGGTATCTCTTTTATCTGGTTATTTCTTAAGTCTAACATTTGTAAATTGTGAAGTTGTCCAATCTCTTTGGGTATCTCTTTTATTTCTTCATACCGTAAGTCTAACTCTTCCATATTATAAATATCTTCAATAGATTCGGTTAAATCTAATTTATTCTTAAGATTAGTTAAATCATATAATAAAGTATAGGTTTGTCTAGGAGTATCTTTTCGAAACATAGAATCGTAGTTAGGAAATTCCCTATTTAATTTAGCAATCCAAATATCATTCTTTCGACATATCAAATCGTTAATTCTTTTACTTGAGGTGCAGAACCTTAATAGATCAGGTAGGTTTAATTCAAGAGCCAATGAAAATAAAGCGTCTTTAGGTAATTTATTCATTTCTTAATTAAAATAAATATATTTT